GCGAGGATCACCCTGCATGGCGCGCACCTTCTCGGGCGTCATGTCAGGCTCGCGCGGTGCGTCTGAGGTATCGGGTGCCTCGGAGCCGCCCATCAGCTTTTCCAGCGCCCGGATGCCGTCAGCCGTCGAGCCAATCATGCGAACCGCATCAAAAGCAGCAACATCAGAAGAAAGCCGTGACTGCGCCCACTGACCCACCGCGGCAATGCGCGCGTCGGCATTCTCGCCCAGTGCAGCCTTCTCAGCTTCGAGGTCGGGCCCGGCCGTCAGGATCGAGACCAGCTGGCCTACGCCTTCGTTAAACTTTTCGGGAGGCAGGCCCGCCTCAAAAGCGGTCTTGCGCCACCAGTCGAGGGACGGATGCGCTTCAAGTGCTTCCTTCGGCAACGGCGCGTCTTGGCCAAGGTTCACCTCGTACTTCTCGGGCGCCTCGGGCAATCCCTTGCGGCGCTCGGTATCAAGCTGCTTCAGGAGGTCTTCGGTCTTGGTGGTGAAGCGGGTTTCGAGTTCCTTGTAGGACGTGAAGGCGGTTTCGAGATCAACCTTGCCATCCTTCCAGAACTTCTCGGGCACGAACTCAGGACGCTCGGCTGAGCCTGATCCCTCGAAACGGCTGGACTCACTGGCGGAGCGGTTGTTCGCCGCCGCAGCAATGGCGGCAGCAGAGCCGGGATCAGGAGCAGCTTCAGGAGCTGCAGCAGCAGGAGGAGCGCCAGCAGGCGCCTGGTCATTCAGCAGGGTCTTGGGAGCGGGGGGCATTGCGGTTCTCCTTGTGGCCTTGTTCGATACGCGACTGGATGAGGCCGACGAGGAAACGCTGTCCTTCAAGGTGGATCAGGGCATTGACGTTCACCTCGGGGCCGGAGGCGGTATTGATGGTGATGGATTTCAGGTAGTCGAGGACGGCGCGGCCGGACGGACTGCCAAAGCAGGCGGCCATGTGCTGGTTGATTACGCGCTCGATGGTGTGCGGGCGGGCGCGGCCGTCAGGGCCGGTAATCCTAGCCAAGCGGCATTTCCTCCGTGGGCATCATGGGCGCGGCCTGCGGGGCCTGAGCCGACGCCGCGAGCTGGCTCACCTGTTGGGCGAGCTGCTGCATCTCAGGCTCGGAACGCACAAGGTCGCCCGGCACCTGAAGGCGGTCAGACCAGTACTTGGACATGGCCTCGCCCTTGATGAAGATGTTGGCGAGCTGAGGTCCAAACGACACCGAGACCAGCTCGACAAGGCGAGCCGAGTTCTGGATGTCAATCTGGGCCTGTGCCTGGGCGAGCGGGCTCTTGGCGGCAATCTTCACCGTCTTGCCATTGACCGCGGGCAGCTCGATCATGCCGCGCTTCTTCAGAATGTAGACGACACGCGCGAGGTAGGGGATGCAGAACTCCGACCAGACGCGGCCAAAGGCAGAGCCAATCTGGCGCGAAAGATCCGCCATGCGCTCGGCGACTTCAGTTGCCGACATGGGCGTCTTGTTCGGATTGCCCAGCATGTCGTTGTACAGCGCCCGCTTGATGTTGGTGCGCATTTCGTTCAGCACCAGCTCGGCGACGTTAAAGTTGCCTGCAGGCTGGACAGCCTCGAGGCCGCGGCTTCCCGGAGCGCGCGGAACGATAGTGCCCGGCAGCAGTTCAATGGTGTCGGGGTTGATCACGCCGTCGTCATCAGCAGTGTAGATCCCGGCGATCGCCATCTGGGCGTTCTCGAGAATCATCTGGACAACGAGGTTGCAGGTTTTGATGGCAGGAAGGGCATTGAGGGCAGGGCCTCGGCCCCAGTCCTCGCCCGCGGCCTTGGCCCAGCGAAACCCGATGATCGGGCAGGAGCCAATCCCCTCGTAAGTCTCGGAGTACACTTCAAACTGCTGCTCGGACCAGATCACCATCTTGTGGTGGCGCACGGTCGCGGGCTCGGACCAGTCCTGAATGACAGCCTCGAGGAAGGGCTGCGGTTCTTTCTTGTCGCGCAGCGCCTGCATCTGGGTGTCATCCAGCTTGTGCTTGGGATAGCGCACCATCAAGTCATCCGCCGTCATCGACCGCACACGGAAGAACTTGTCGAGCGTGTCATAGGGTCCGGACAGCACCCAGAGCTGGGACAGCGGCACGGCATTGTTGATGATCGGCGTGAGCGCGTCACCCTCGAATACCTCGATGGCGCCCATCGACACGCTCATGTCAAGGAACGCCTCGTAGGATTCCTGCGCGAAGTTCGAGGCGTGAATGGTCTCGAAGACGGCTTCCGTCACCTCATCGAGGTCCTTGTTCACCTCGTCGCGGTCTTCGGGCGGCACGTCAGAGCCGGCAACAAGCTCGGCCCAGCGGGAATGATTGGGCGTCATGGCGGCCTGGAAGCGCGAGGCAAACTCCTGCACCGCGACAATGGCCGTCTCGTCGAAGATCTCGTCGATCTCGGTGTCGGGATTGGAGCCAAAGAAAGCGCCGCGTCCCGGCATGGTGAAGCGCATGGCCTGATCAAAGCGCGCCTCGCGGGGCGTGCGCTTCTGCTTGGCGTAGGAGAACAGCGCCAGGACTTCCGAGACTGTAGGCTTGCGGCCCTTGGGGCGCTTGGCCATTACCATTTCACCTTGTTGGCCCAGTAGGCCGCGCTCATCTTGCCTTTGGCGATATTGCTCGCGTGTCGCGCCTGAAACGATTCGCGGCGGTTGCGCTCGGACTCGCTCTCGCCGTCTCGCTTCGGGCTGCCAGAAACGCCCTGCTGACCAAAGCGGATCAGCGATATCGTGCTGCCGACTTTGGCAAGGACGGCGTGCGATTTGGTTGCATGTTTCGGCGTGCGCTTGGGCTTGTTGTAACCCTGGAAGCTTTCCCCGCTGCGGGTAATGAGGCTCATTAGAAGAAGTTCCGACCGTAACCGCCGCCAGAAGACGTGATGAGAGAGCGGATGCCGGAGCCCGAAAGATCACCCTTGGTGCGAGCGAGCTGCTCTTCCTTGAGCTGGCGAGTGCGCTCGGCCTCCGCGGCGCGCTGGGCTTCCTGCGCCTGCTTCGTGGCCTTGTCGATCTTGGGCGGTGTCAAGCCGGGCAGGGACATGGGTACTCAGGCTCCTTGTGGGATGAGCCGGAACCTATGGGCGTGGATCAGCCCTCAATACGCACTTTCTCACCAGTTCTTGAGGCGGGTGGGCTGGCGGGTAGGCTTTCTCTGGAAGACGTCCCACAGCCGGGGCTTGGTAACGACCTTGGCCTCGCCGTTATGGAGTAGCTTCCGGCCTTCGCCGCCGCCCAGCATAAGATATTGAAGAGCATCGTGGACATGGGAGAAGCGGTTCTTGTTCGGCGTTTCCTCATAGCGCTCTCCCGACACCTGAAGACGGCGATAGTGGTAGCCACCCTCAAAGCCCTTTACGAGATTGGTGCAGCGCGGGTCGATGAGGATGCCCGACTGCTTCTCGTTGAGGCGCGTGAGCGGCGCGTTGACGGACTCAATGCGCAGCGCCACGTCGTTCGAGGAGGCGGCCCGCGCGCTGATCCCGGCCATGCGGAGAATCTGGAAAGGTGTCGTCTCGTCGGTCTGGGCGCGGAAGTCGCCGGCCGGATCGCCCCAGATCGAGAACGAGCCCCCGATCTCGGTCATCGCGCGCTTGAGAACCTCTGAGAAACGCACGATGCCCATGTCCACAGCGACGATCTCGCGCAGGATGAGCCAGCGACCACGCACATTCTGGGCAAAGACGGCGGAGGGAGTGAGGCCAAAGTCGAGGCCAACATAGGTTTGGATGCCGGCAACAGCCATGATTGCGTCATTGGCAACGTGAAGGTTGCGGTCGAAGAGGGGATAGACTGGCTTGCCATCGGAAAGGGCTCCGTACTGGTTGCAGACATAGACGTTGACCCAGTTGGGTGACTTGCCCTGGATAAGGTTGGTGTAATAGCTGGGCTTGATGCCCTTCTGGTTCTCGCGGGCCTTGCTCATCTCGTAGGAGATGACCGCGCCTTCCTTGTCCTTGACCGGCGTCATGGCTCCCGGCTGCTGGAAGAAAGACCAGTTCGTCGGCTTCACCATGCCGCGGATCTCGGCGTCGGTCATCCAGTCAGGGGGCGGCACGTCGCCGGCCATGATGGGCCACCAGTGATCTTCGTCGGGAGCGTTGGTGTCCATGATGACGCCCGACCATGTGGCACCGCCGTCACGCTCGGACGGATAGCGGCCAACGCGGGAGGTGGCGGCATCGACCACGGCTTTTGGCACCTCACGGGCCTCGTTGATCCAGACACCGGTCAGCTCGAGGGAGAGCAGCTTCTTGACGTCCTCGGCCTTGTCGAGGGCAATGAAGATCACCTCGATGTCGATCTCGCCCTTGCGGATGCGGTGCGTGAAGGGCGGCGCCCAGTTGAACTTCCCGAACTTGTCCTCGGGAAACCAGTCGAGCCATGTCTTGATGGTGGTGGTCTTGAGCTCGGGCTGGGTGTTGCGGATGACGGCCCAGCGAGTCTTGCGGATGCCATCGGGCGACTTCTTCTGGAGCACCGAGCGGCGGAATATCTCGGCACAGCAGCCAACCGACTTGCCCGAACCAATGGGGCCACGAAGGCCGCGGACGAACTTGTCGGACGACATGAACTCGCGCAGTACCGCGCCGTCGGCGACATATGTCCAGCTCGTCACTTGATGTCGTCCCACTTCCTCTCGATGAGGTAGGTCATGGTCTCGGGCGCCATGGCCTCGATGATGCGGTCAGCCTCGTAATCCGAGATCATCTCGGTGGGGTAGTGCTTCATGTGGACCATCTTCGTCACCTTGCGGAGACGCTGGCGGTCCTTGAAGGACAGCTGACTGATGAAGCCACCCTCGGCACGGATCTTGATGTCGAGGCGGTGATCGACGGGCAGGGGGGAGGTATCCCCCGGATCAACGAGCGATCCGTTCGGCCCCTTCTCGGCGATCTGCTTCTGGACATTGGAGAGGCTCTGGAGAAAAGCGTCGTCGAACATCAGCCCCACACCACCCACACCAGCACCAGGCCGACGATCCCGGTGGCGACCCACAGGCCACCAACGACCCGCGACAGCAGCCGGTCATCCTGCATCTGCCACATCTCGCGCTCGTCAAAGTCCTTCATGTCACGTTCCTTCGTCACTCGAGGCCTTGTGGCCTCACTGCTCCTGACAGATCACGTCCAAGCGGCTCCTAGACCCGAGCCTTTCCCATAAAAAAAATCTGAGAGCCGACTGCTCAGACGCTCCCCTCACCAAAACCCTCGTCTCATATCCAGAGACATCGACCTCAAACTGAAGCCTCGACCAGTCCCTCACACCCCAGTTGATGCTCTCGACATGGCGCAATCGGTACGCACCGACACAGGCTCTTCGTACTGCCTCGGGAGTGCATGGGTGCAACGTGCTTTGGGGAGACTTTTCTTGTGGGGAAGGGAACTCGCAGCGATCACTCACTGGTTTCCAACCCCCCCCCTGCTGTGACGTCTATTGGCTGTGGGGCGATGTCGAATGACACACTGAGGTCGCCTGAGAGCTTGACGAGCTGCTTGTCTGGTGGCTTGAAGCCAGCCCGATCGAGCAAATCCTTCGCTGCTTCCAACCTAACGTAGTCTGACCTTGCCGATTTCGCTAGCTTCACCACTGTTCCGAGAGCAGCTACGGCATGGACACCGATGGCATCGACCATCCGTTCCTGTATGAGCTTGATCACTTTGGGGTCGCGGAGCAGCCTGCTTCCCTCGTTCTTGCTGGCATACCCTGCTTGCTGCGAAGCGATACCGACTTTGCCGCCTGTTGCGATGTATGCGCTGACGAATGCCTCTTGCTTGTCTGTCAGTTCCAGATGCTGCATATTTGCTGTTCCTGCATCCCCTGGGGGATAGGTAAGGGGGATTCGTGCAGCATGTCTACGGTCCCTAGGTTGATATCCACTACGCACCATGGGTCCAGTTTGCCAGATTCGTATGGTGCCAGATGATCGTGACTCGGTGCTGCCGATGGTGCCAGATCGCGTCCAGAGCCCTTGCATCTTCCCTCTGGAGACAGGCTTCGTCCGGCCCTCACAACCCAGTTGGATGACAACCCCCTACAGGGATCGCCTCTACTGGTGTCGCTGTGTCGGTGGCGGCGCCGATGGCTCTCATCGCAGCCGGGTTCTCCGTCGCGCCGTCAGCCTCACCCGCTCTTGATGGTGCCGTCACTGTCGCACAGGCAGCCACCGGCCAAGGGGTGCAGATTGTTCCGCGTAGAGAGGGCGCTGAAGGGCGCCCCCTCTTTTGAAGAGCGCAGAACAATCAGCATCCTTCGGACCTTGCCCCTTGGCTCGGCGGCACCAGCCTGTGCGCCCCTGCCGTCACCGAGCGGGATGATCCCGCCGGCCAGCTAGGAGAACACCATCATGGATAACGCTTTCATCGACACCGCCACCTCCGCCATCAACACCATCGCCGATCTCTTTCAGGAAAACATCACAACCTATGAAGGCGGGATGAAGAACATCCTGTCCTACCCGCAGGAGAAGCTGCTGAACGGCATCTGCTACGCCGTCGCCAACCAGATCGGCTTCACCACCGAGCAGACGCTCACCGAGGCCAAGAACGAACTGGCCAAGGCACTGGCCGACTTCCAAGGTAACGAGATCTCCATCAACCAGGTCCAGCGCAAGATGCAGCGCGTCGAGTCCACCAACTACCAGCTCGCCCACCTGCAGGCCTTCTCCGACGCGGCACAGGCCGTCTACGCTAGACGCACCGGCAAGACCTACGAGCACCGCCGCACCGGCAAGCAGCCGGTCTCCAAGGACAACCTGCTGGCGGCAGCTGCGGCCCTCGCCGGAGTGGCACTGCCCGCCGGTGCCACCGACATGAAGTCCACCGTCGCCACCAACGACGAGGCCCGCACCGCAAGGAAGCGCGCCTGACACACGAGTCCTCCCGAACTGGGGTTGGCGAAAGCCGACCCCTTTTTTTGTGCCCATTAAGGGCGTGGAAAGGAGACGGACATGGACTGGACCGAGAGACTGACGCTGCTGGTGATCGTCGTTGCTGTAGCGGGTGGCATGGTGGGACTGCTTCTCACCGACAAGCGTCCGACCGGAAGCCACTGAGATGGTGGTAAAATATTATGGCAGGCCACGGTGGAACCCAGAAACTGGTGAGGTCGAGGCGCTTGCCTCAATCCTCACCTTCAACAAACTGTGCACCCGCACACTGGATGATGGCCGTGGATCAGAGCGATCAGCCTGCATGTGGCTGGTGCCTGGCACCTTCGATCTGGAGGGACGCCATGTGGAATGACAGCTTCGACGAGCGCGAGTATCTGCGCGATGACCTGCTGATCGAGGCCGACCTCATGGCCGAGGTGCAATCAGCCTCGTTCTGGGAAGGCTACCGGGAGGATGAACTGCCTCTAGCCGAGCGGGACGTCAGCTATGAAGACGAGTGGGACTGGGCAACTGCTGCTTAGCAAGGGGTCAGTGGTCCCGTACTGTAGCATTCGTCCGGGCCGTTCATCACGCAGCTCCTGATGTTAAACCCAAAGATAACCAGCATGATGATGGCAATGATCCACACCATTCTGTTGTCAGTCGGTTGCTCAGACATCAAAGCTCACGGATCAGGCGCCGCACTCGGCCATAGATATCTGCTTCAGATACCTTGATGGGCCGGAAGTTCACGTCGCTCGAAGTGGCAGGGTAGAACACAATCAGGCTGCCCTGCCACTCACCGATCTTAGTGGCACCGTCATGCTGGAACAGCACCACGTTGCCGGGCTCAAGGTCGCGCGCTGTCATGCGCTCAACCAAGATGCGATCGCCAACTGTAATGCCGCGGGCTACCATGCCAAGAGCAGGCACATCAGTGACAACGCAGGGTCCATCCACAGGGCCGTCAACTGCAATTGTTTGAAGCGGCGAAGCGGGATTCATAACGTACTCCCAGAGCTGTCTTGGCGAAAACGCCGAGAACAGAGTACCGTTAAGTAGAGGAACTTGCCAAGAAGAACTTACGCTAAGGTCATATTTAAAATCTAACTTAGGTTGCGAACCTGCCGCGCGCGACAGTTTTGAGATGGTGGCACCCGACGGAATGATGCCAGAAGTTGGAGATAAAACGCGCGTGATGTTAGTTGGAGAGGTGCCGGCACGCTTGGCCCACTCATTAGCCGACCAGCCCTTGGCGGTCATGACTTCACGCATCCAGACCTTAATGGCGCGGCGCGCCGGATCGTCATTACTCATCATAGTTCCCAACAAAATCGACAGACTTACGGTATCGGCAATAAGATGCAGTGCCAATTGCGTTAACCTTTCTCCCCCTTGAATATACCTAGAGCACAGATGCAGCAAAACACAATAGGTTTGTGCATCTGTGCACCATAAATCTGTACGATTATGGGAAAACTGCATCGCTGCCCTTGCACAACTGCAGCAAATCATAATATCTACGATTCACTACTGCATTTCTGCAGTAACGTGAGAGGTCTCGTGATCAAGACATACCCGGAACAGTTGCAATCGCTTGCGGAAACTGCAGGCATTGAACTGAAGGCCGCTTTCCACAGGGCAGGCGTGCCGTCCTCGACTTACTACCGCTCGGTCAAGGGCACACGCGCCATGACCTACGAGACTGCTGTGAAGGTGGCCGATGCCATCACCCAGTTCCAACACACCTAGACGCACCGTCCACACCATCGAAGGGCGCAAGCTCTTCGATCCGGTGATCGAGCAGCTGATCATTGCCCGCCATCAACGCGGCCTGCTCCAGGCAGACGTCGATGCCCTAATTGGATGCGCCGAACGCCTCGTCTCCAAGTGGGAATGCCGGGACAAGTACCCCTCGAACTACAACCTCGTGCTCTGGGCACAGGCCCTTGGCGTGACCCTCACTGTCCAGATGGAGAACCCCAATGCCGAGGAACTCACCCCTCAACAAGGCGGTCGCCGAGCTGGGTCGCATGCCCAACCCACGCTACAAGAAGAAGTATCAGCCCAAGCACAAGAAGGACGGCACCTTCAAGGTTTCGAAGCTCGGCAAATACAACAGCCGTGGTATCAATCTCGACGGAGCCTTCTTCCATTCTGAAGCCGAGGCCAACCGCTACCTCCAGCTCAAGGTCATGGAGGCAGCCGGCAAAATCAGCCGGATCGAGCGGCAAGTGCCCTACCAGATCGCCATCGACGGCACCCATGTCTGCACCTACAACGCAGACTTCCGCTACTTCATTACTGACCCAATGGGCGGCACGCTGGCGATCGTCATCGAGGACGTGAAGGGCCAGCGCACCCACGAGTTCATCCTCAAGAAGAAGCTGGTCGAAGCCAAGCACAAGATCCGGGTAATCGAACTGCCCGCCTCATGGCTCAAGCATTACGAGGGCAAGCATGCGCTCGACTGCATGCCCATCATCGAGCAGCTGACCAAGGACAAGAAGGCCCGCGCTTCTGCCAAGAAGGAAGCACTGCGCCTGAAGCTCCAAGCTGCGCGGGACGCCAAGCAAGACATGAAGGCAGGCTGATCCTCCGGGGTCGGCGCGCGCCCCGTGGCGGGGCGAGGGGCGCGCTTCGCCCCGTCGGCAATCAGCAATGGAGAACGCATGGCAGATGACCATGAAACAAGGATCACCGCCCTCGAGGAGGAGGTGGCTGCACTGCGGCGCATCGTCAATGGCGTGCCGGCCAGTGCCGTGAAGAAGAAGCGGGTGGCCCAGCTGCCCGTCAACTGGCAACCGGATGAGGCTGACGTCGTGAAGCTGTCGGTCTCGTTCCCCAACGTGGACATGGACAATGAGACAGATAGCTTCCGTGATTACTGGGCCTCCAGAGGTGAGGCTCGAGCCGACTGGGATGCTGCCTTCCGTAACTGGGTCAGGAAAGCATCCAGCTTTGCCAAGGCCCCAGTCACCCGTCTGCAAGGACGACCCGTCGGACGAGCTGCCGCCATTGGTGAAAGCAACCGTGCCCGCGTCGACAGCGCGCTTGATAAGCTACATGCGCTTCAGCAAGGAGCCGGTGCCCGTTCATCTAAGGGCTAAGGCGCATGCTGCACTGCGCAAACTGAAGTCTGACATCGCCGACTACACTCCACCCTCGGACCCGGCCGATGTCATCACGTCTCTCGAACTGGTGGCCAAAACCCTCCAGGTCGAACTGCCCGACGAGGATGGGCTCATGGTCTATGCCGCCATCCTTTCGGAACTGCCGACTGCCATCCTCAAGCAAGCAGTCATCGAGGTGTGTAAATCCCACCGCTATCCCAACATGCCCAAGCCTGCCGACTTCCTCGAAGCGGTAAAGGATCAGGCGTGGCAGTGGCGCTGGCTGCACATGATGCTCGACAAGTACATCAAGCAACTAGAAGCGGCATAACTCAGTAAAGTTTCTACTTCCGCTTGCTTGCTTTGCTGCACGAATGCAGCTTATTATCTCATTAATATCAACAGGAGATGCAGAGATGCAGGACCACCACGACGAAACTGACAGCCTTGCATGGTACCGGGCCGTCGAAGACATCAGCTACCTCGGGAACACCTTGTCCCGCTGGGCCATCAGTGCCCGTGTCGCTCGCATCAGCACGCACTACATGAAGGATGAGTACATCACGCTGCTGATGGAAGATGCCGTCAAGCTGGAAGCTGCGCTCGCTACGCTGCGCGCCTCTCTTCAGGTCTCGGCAGCTGCATCTGTGCAGTATGTTTCACATGAAACACAGGGAGTCGCAGCATGAGTGCAGCTATGGACAGGCGGGGCTATGTCGGCGGGTCCGACGCCAAGCGCATCATCGAGGGCGACTGGCTTGCCCTCTACGAAGAGAAGGTGGGTATCCGCCAGCCCGCCGATCTCTCGGACATCTTCCGCGTCCAGCTCGGCACCTTCACCGAACCCTTCCATCACCAATGGCTGCGCACCAAGCTGATGATGGATCTCCTGCCACCGCAGGAACAGCTCGCTCACCCCGATCTGCCGTGGCTGCGCGGCCGCATGGATGGCTGGTGGAATGAGCACTCCACCTTCATCGAGCTCAAGCACACCAACGAGCGGGCCACCGTGCGCACGATGGTCGAGACCTACCAGCCGCAAATGGCACACTACTGCCTCGTGGCCTGCCGATCCTTTGGCTACCTGTCCTTCATCGCCGGCAACAATGACCCAGTGATCTGCAAGGTCGAGCCGTCGCCGACCTACTTGGCCGAGCTGCTCGAGCTCGAGAAGAACTTCTGGTGGCACGTCGAGAACGAGGTAGCGCCTGACCAGTACATGCACGCCGAGCAGTTCGCCGACGTCCATGCCGAGGCTAAGAACGTCAAGGTCGACGGGTTCAGGTTTGTTGACATGAGCGGCAACAACCAGTGGGCAGACATGGCCCGCACCCTGATCGAGACTAAGCCCGCGGCTGATCTGTTCGACAAGACCAAGGACAGCATCAAAGAGCTGGTCGAGAAGGACGTGGCCGAAGCAACCGGCCATGGCCTGACCATCAAGCGCGATAAGCGCGGCGCACTGCGCTTCACCTTCGACCGGGAGGCAGCGTGATGGGCAAGCTCAGGTCCGGACCC